ATTCATTAACATTATCACAAGCTGCTACAACAAGCGGTGTATATACATTATATTTTTCACAAGCTAAATACCCATTACCTAGTGATTGGGATAGACAAGTAGATCGTACACATTACGACAAGTCTAAACGCTGGGAAATGTTAGGCCCTACAGATGCTCAACAATGGCAATTCTTAAAGTCTAGCTATATTTCAACAGGCCCTAGAATCCGTTACAGAATCTTAGGCGGATACTTCCAAGTATGGCCTGCAATGAATACAGATGAGTATTTAGGTTTTGAATACATGAGTAACCAATGGGCTACAAGTGCAACAGGAGTGACACAAACATCATTCCAAGCTGATACAGATACTTGTATATTCCCTGATCGTTTAATGGTTACAGCGTTGAAAAAGAAATACTTTGAAATTAAAGGTTTTGATTCAACAGCATTTACAAGAGATTATTTACAACAATTAAGCTTTGCTAAAGCTAACGATTCCGGTTCAGCTACATTAAGTTTTGCTCCAACACCTGGATCAGTCTTAATCGGATTTGAAAATATACCTGACGCCAACTACGGACAATAAATAATATGTTTCCAGTAAAGAAAAAATCGTCAGGAAGCGTATCATTACCAGCACCAGTCGGTGGATGGAACGCAAGAGACAGCTTAGGAGATATGCCTGCTACAGATGCAGTCTATCTTACTAACTGGTTTCCTGCTCCTACAGAACTATTACTTAGAAATGGTCACACACAATGGGTAACAGGCATTACAGGCCAAGTAGATACCATTATGGCTTACGAAAGTGGCTCTACATCTAAATTACTAGCTATTGCTGGTGGTTCTGTATATAACGTCACTAATCCAGGAGCTGTAGGTGCAGCATTATTAACAGGATTATCTAATTCACGTTGGCAATATTGTAATATTACAACTAGCGGTGGATCATTCTTATATATGGCTAATGGCACAAATACGCCTTATCTATATAACGGTACTACATGGACAAGCATTACAGGTGCTTCTACACCGGCTATTACAGGTGTTACTACTACATTACTTAATAACCCTATCGTATTTAAAAGCAGAGTATTCTTTACAGAAGCTCAATCTTTAAGAGCATGGTTCTTACCTACACTAGCTGTCGGTGGAGCTGCACAATCTTTAGATATTAGTGCGTTTGCTTATAAAGGTGGTTATATTGTACAACATGCAACATGGACAATAGACGCTGGTTACGGTGTTAATGATTACTATGTTCTTTATACATCTAAAGGCCAAGTAGTCGTATATGGTGGCACAGATCCTACATCATCAACAGCATGGGCTATGGTAGGTGTATGGGATTTAGGAACTCCAGTAGGCACTCGTTGTATGTATAAATACGGTGGTGATTTACTATTATTAGGTAAAGACGGTGTTACACCATTAGCAGCAGAATTACAATCATCTAGGCTTGATCCTAGAGTAGCTATTACAGACAAAATTCAATCTGCTGTATCAGAAGCTATTACAAGTTATGGTTCAGAATTTGGATGGCAACTGTTGTTTTATCCAGAAGAAAATCAATTATGGTTAAATGTGCCAAATACTGTGGAAAAAACACAATATGCTATGAACACCATTACAAAGAATTGGTGTAATTACACAGGATGGAATGCTACATGTTGGGAATTGTTTAACGATCAACCTTACTTTGGTGGTAATGGCTTTGTAGGTCGTGCATGGTATACACAATCAGATAATGGTTCTAATATTAATGCTACTGCATTGCAATCATTTTCAGCGTTTGAAAGTCCAGGACAGTTAAAACGATTTACAATGTCTAAACCTATATTTAGAACATCTGGCAGCCCTGCTATTTATTCTAATATCAACATAGACTTTAACTTAGATGTACCTGTTACAACCCTTAATTTTACGCCCACATCATCTGGAACATGGGATAATGCTAAATGGGATGTAGGTGTTTGGGGTGGTGGTTTATCTATCCTACAACAATGGCAAGGTTTAAATGGTGTTGGCTACTATGGCGCACCAATCGTGAAAACATCTTCACAAGGTATTGACGTAAGATGGGTTTCTACAGATTTAGTTATTGAAAAGGGTGCAGTCTTATAATAGTTCAAGGTCAAGAAGTTGGCGAGTGGGTATGCGAAAAGGCCGGTGGCCAATGGAATACCTTATGTCAAGCTATTGGTCAAATATCAGACGGTAAGTTTGTTATAGGCGTACTTTATAACGGTTATACAGGCAGTTCAATATCAATTCATTCAAGATGTGATATACCTGCAAAAGTTTCAAGAGAATTTTATTGGGCGATATTTAATTACCCATTCAATGTATTAAAAGTCAAAAGGCTCACAGGATTAGTCTCTACAGCTAATTTAAAAGCACAAAAATTAGATGAACATTTAGGTTTTGAACGTGAAACCATAATAAAAGATTACTTTCCTGATGGTGATGGGATTGTTTATATTATGCGACCAGAAAACTGTCGCTTTTTAAAACTCGGAGATAGATATGCAAAGTAAGTTAGCTAGATTATTAGATCCACTTTATAGATGGATTACAAATTACATGGGTGATTGTGGTTTTATACTATATGGTATTGGTAAAGATGAGCCACCACCACCACCAGATTATACTGCAGCAGCTAAAGAAACAGCAGCAGGTAATTTAGCAGCAGCTCAAGCAGCAGCAGCAGCTAATCGTGTAAATCAAATTACTCCTTATGGTAATCTTAACTATACTCAAACTGGCACAGATGCAAGTGGCAATCCTATGTGGACTGCTACACAAACATTAGCTCCAGCTCAACAAAAAATTGCAGAACAACAAGCTGGATTAAGCTCTGGTCTTTTAAGCACAGCTCAACAAGGTTTAGATTACGCTGGTAATCTACTTGCTAAACCAGGCATTGATATGTCTAAACTACCTTCTACAGGTTTTAATCCAGGTCAATCATATCAAGATGCTATGATGGCTAGATTATCGCCACAAATTGATCGTGAAAATCAATCTTTTGAACAAGATATGGCTAACAAAGGTATTGGTGCAGGAACTCCAGCATACAATACTGCTAAAACATTATTGGCTCAAAATCAAAATGATAGACTTAATCAAGCTACAGTACAAGGTCTTAATGCAGGTCTTACAGCTAATCAACAAGCGTTTGCTCAACAAGGTTACAATCAAATGCAACCAATCAATGTTATCAATGCTTTAAGAACAGGCTCACAAGTAGCATCACCACAATATGTTAATCCAGCTTTACAATCTACAACACAAGGCCCTGATTTATTAGGTGCAGCAGGACAACAATATAATGCTCAATTAGGTGCTACTAATGCAGCTAATGCTGCTTCTAGTGGATTTATGAGTGGTCTTATGAATATGGGTGCTGCTTATTTAGGCGCACCTACTACTAACGTATACAGATAAGGATTAAATATGGCATTTTTCCCAGAAGATAGCACACAAGACGTTAGTGGTTTACCGGCCAATGATGCAATGGCACAACTTGAGTTACAACGTAGACTTAGAATTGCTCAACAATTACAACAAAGTAAAGCACCTGAAGGGCAAATGATTAGCGGTCATTATGTAGCTCCGTCATTTACACAACAGTTAGCTAGTGCTTATGGTGCATACAAAGGTAGAAAAGCAGAAGAAGAAGCTCTAAAAGGATATGGTGAATATGCCAAATCTAAAGAAACTAAAATGGCTGAAGCTCTTAAAAAACTTGGCGGTGCATTTGAACCTAGAACTGTTACAAATACTACAATGCAAGCTACAGATGTTCCATTAACAGAAGGTATGAATGTTCCTACATCACCATTTGGCACAGCAGATCAAGTAGCTCAAATTGCTCCTAAATTTGGTATGAATATGCCTGCACCACAAAATATGGCAGGTACAACTACACAAATGAATCCTGTTACATCTACATCTACAGTGCAACCTACAACATCAGATATTGAAAAAGCATTTTCTCAATATGCTACAGAGGTTAGAGATCCAAAATTACTTGCTTCTATTCTTACTGGCAAATACGAAAAAATGGTTAAAGCTAATGAACCAGTTAAACTTGGTGCAGGTGAAACTATATTTTCTGCTACAGGACAAAAATTGTTTGGTAATCCTAAAGAAGGTAAAAAATATACAGATATTCAAACAGACAAAGCTGGTAATACATTTGGACTTAATACTGAAACAAATCAATTTGAACAATTACCTGGTGCTAAAATGGCTACGGAAAATTGGTCACCAGTTTACAAAGTTGGCGGTGAATATTTACAAAGAAATGCTAACACAGGTGAAATTAGAAAAGCCTATGGTACTACTGATGGCGATAAAGCACCTTCTGGATATACTTATAGTGCAGATGCTAGCGGTCAAAAAGTATTAAAAGCTATACCTGGTGGCCCTGCTGATAAAACTTTAAGTCCTAATAAAGAACAATCTGATGCTTATACATATTCTACAAGAATGGAATCTGCTGATAAAATTATTAATAGTTTAGAAGGCAAATATGATCCATTTAGTATTAATATTAAAACATCAGGAAAAACAGCATTAATACCTGGTGGTGAAACTGCTGCAAATAAATACTTATTAAATGCAAACGATCAAAAAGCAGAACAAGCACAACGTAACTTTATCAATGCTGTATTAAGACGTGAATCTGGTGCAACAATTCAACCTAGTGAATTTGATAGTGCAAATCAACAGTATTTTAATCAGCCAGGTGATAGTCCAGAAGTTAAAGCTCAGAAAAAAGCTAATAGACGTGAAGCTATTGAAGGTCTTAAACGAGCAGCAGGCCCAACAGGTAATAAATCAACAGACTCAACCGTCATAGACTTTAAGGACTTATAAAAATGGATGTAAGATTACCTGATGGTACTGTCATTAACAATGTTCCTGAAGGAACTACTAAAGCTGAATTAACTGCTAAACTTACTGCTAAAGGTTATAACTTACCTGTAGATAATGCACCTGTTCAACCACAAGTAGAACAACCTAAATCTTATTCTACTATGGGTGCTTTAGGCACAGGAGCAATGAATCTTATACCTAGTACAGGTAGATTATTAAAAGGTGCTGCTCAAGCTGTAATACATCCAGTAAATACTATGGAAAGTTTAATACAAGCGACTTCTGGTGGTTTATCAAAAGTATTACCTGAATCTGTTATGCAATATGCTGTTCCTGAAAAAAGACAAAAAGCAGAACAATTAGCTAATTTATTAGGTGAAGATTACTCTAAAAGATATGGTTCTTATGAAGGTTTTAAAACAGCTTTTGCAGAAGATCCAGCAGCTATATTAGCTGACGCTTCTACTGTATTAACAGGTGGTGGTGCAGCGTTAAAAGCAGGTGGGCTTACTAAAGCAGCAGATGTAGTTAATCAAGCGGCTAAATTTAGTAATCCATTATATCTTGGTGCTAAAGCAGTGCAAGGTGCAGCATACATTCCTAGTCATCTTACTAAAGGTACATTAGGAGTTACTACAGGCGTAGGTAAAGCACCTATAGAAGAAGCCATTAAAGCTGGCGAAGCTAATGTATTAGAAGGCACAACAACATTTGCCGAAAACATGAGAAACCCAGCAAGATCAGATGCAGTAGATATTGCTAGACGAGCATTAGATAATATTCGTCAATCTAAAAATCAACAATATCGTGGTGGCATGGTAGATATATCTAAAGATAAGTCTATTCTTAATTTTGATGATATTGATTTAGCTAAAATTAATACA